ATGAAATACGCTATGGTTAGACTTGTGTTTGACAGAAAACACGTTGCAACGAAAGACAAAAAAGGATTGGTACAGCTGGAAGTTATGCACGAAAGAAAGCGCAAATGGTTCTCAACAGGAATAAAAGTGTACGCTGACCAATGGGACGAACGATACAAAGTTGTCAATTCGCCACACACTTTTGAATACAACGATACTTTAGACGCACAACTAAAACAGGTACAGGACTTCATAAAGGACGGAGTACAACGTAACGTTCCTTTCTCATTCGATGAGCTTACAAGCTTTATGAAACGTACAAGTGCCAATGATAGCAACCTGACGTTTATAGAGTTCATTGCAGAACGACTGCTTGACAGGGGCGACATCAGGGAAACGACAAAGAAGACGCACAGAACACTTCTAACTGCACTTGAAGAATTCAGGTACATAGAATATTTTGCAGACATCACAACGGCTAACATTACAAGATTTGATGACTGGCTACACAGTAAGAGCTATCTGCAGACAACTATCTATGGCTATCACAAGAGGCTCAAAGCATACATTAACGAGGCTATAAGGTTTGACTACATTACAACCAACCCATACAGCAAACTAAAAATTGAGCGTGGAAAGTCTAAAGGCTTAAAGTATCTATCAATGGATGAACTAAAACAGATAGAATGCTGTACGATAAAAGACAAGCCTGTAGAACGTGTAAGAGATTTGTTTATATTCCAAAGCTACACAGGTCTTTCATACGGGGACTTAGCGAAATTCGACTTCTCGAAAACGGAGAAACAGGGAAGCTGCTATGTTATCAGAGATACAAGGCAAAAGACAAACGAGGATTATTTCGTGATGATACTCGACAAGGCAATGCAGGTTTTAAAGAAATACAACTACAAACTACCTATCATAAGCAACGGAAAGTACAATCAGTATTTGAAAGTCGTTGCATCGTATGCTGGTATAGATAAGCCAATATCCTCTCACTGGGCACGACACACGTACGCTGTAATGACCCTTTCGCTTGGCGTGAGAATGGAACACATTTCAAAAATGCTCGGACACTCGTCTACCAAAATAACCGAAAGCACGTACGCAAAAGTTCTCGCCACAGATATAAGAAAAGATTTTGAAATGATGCAAGAGAAATTAAAACAACAACCATAAGAAATGTTTCTTTCTTTTCTTTGTTTTTCTTTCTTTTAATTGTGAAAGAATGTAAAAATAGAAAAAACGAAAAAAAAATTTCTCGTGCGTATTATAATAATATTTTTCTTTTCTTTTTATATAATATATTATATATATAGCTTTATCCTAACCGCACGTGCGCGCGAGGGTTAAGAAAAATAAACAGAATTAAACAAAAATAAAGACTTTAAAGATTAATTGTTAAAACAAAAAGACTGAAAATGCAAATTGCGACAAATAGGGAACATTTAAAACTCAAAATATTGATAGATTTGTAACTGTTTATGGTATAAATAGTTACACGGTACTACGACAAATAGGGAGTATGTTTTGTGTTTTTAAATTAAATACTTATAATATACTAATAATCAACTTGTTATATAAAATAGCGACAAATAGGGAATATGTTTTAAAATGCGTCAAAACTAAATGTTAAATTGGACTTTTAAAAAATAGGGTGTTTTACTATAAAATATGAGTAACTGCGACAAATAGGGAACATCTTTAATAATTTAATAAATATTGTTATAACGTATTGATAAATAGATAGGTACAAAGTTATGCGACAAATAGGGAGGTTGTTTTAAAAAATAAATTTATTATCTTGTAATACATTGTATAACAGTTAATTATACGCAAGTGCGACAAATAGGGAATATATTTTTCTACTATAGATTTTAATAGAAAAAAGGGGAGCTTAATTTCTCGCTCCCCTTTTTGCCATTTCGCAAAGCCATTTTGATAGGTTTTTCGGCTTTGCTTTTTCTATCATTTTATCCAATTCTGTGTCTATTATATTGTGGATTAATACTTAATATTCTAATGGGTGTGTTTAGTGCTATCTTCGCAACTGTAATTGAAATTAAGACAATATGATTGACGAGGTAAAATATAAGGGCTTTACGGCTGCAGGTTCTGATTATGACTGTGGCGATGGCGAATTGGCTGCCGTAATGGGATTGCTGCCTGACAATGTTAGTGCAGGTGGTAATATTAGCCTTTCGGGCATTCAGGAGGCTAAGACGGTGCTTAAATTGGGTAGTAAAGATAGTACGGTGCTATATGTGCATCGTGGAGATAAGTATACAAACTATATTATAGTTGATGTTGGTTATAATGCTGCGAGCAAGTCTAACTTATACAGGGGAGGGCATTTGTATTGGTCTGTCAATGGAACGGACATTCACGAGCTTTACGATTTAAAAGATAATGGCTTGTATCGCATATCTTCTGTTGGTAACACATTAATTCTACTTACAACATCGGGCGTGCAGTATCTTTTATGGGAGAACGAAAGGAACGCTTATAAAATATTAGGTAGTGAAATACCTGATGTGTCTCTTCTCTTTGGCTTGCAAGGAGAATTGAAACAGAGCGACAAGCTGGACGTTTCAATTGTGAATTTTGACAAAGGAGTAAGTAAAGCTGAATGGGGTGGCTTCTTGAATGATAGGCTAAATGGCAAGTCCACGCTTCGCCTAAAGATTAGAGATAGCGAAAAGAAAGAGATAACTGATTACGTGTTGGGGTATGTGAATAAGTTTATAGCAGAGAATTACGAACGCAATGGCAAATTTATCTACCCATTCTTTGTGCGCTATGCCTATCGGCTGTATGACGGCAGCTTAACGAAGCACTCTGCGCCTATATTAATGATACCGTCTACAGAATGCAGCCCTATATGTATGGAAGAGGGTATGAACTTTTATAAGGCAGGGGATAAGGTGTTCTTCTCTACAACACAAATAAACTACTGTGTGTTTGGAATGGTATGCGATTTAGACTACATCGTAACAGATGATACAGGCGTAATTGAGAAGCTTAAAATTTGGAAAGATATCGTTAAGTCGGTTGATGTGTACATTTCAGCTCCTATATATACATACAAACAAAGTGGCGACATAGAGTATTTAAATATAACGCCTGTTCTGTCATCTGATATGACTACTGTAAAATCTGTTTGCAACTTAAAAGAAGTGCAGGCGGAGGGTAAATATAGTGATTGGAGCTGGATTACAGCGTATAAGAAGAAGTTTAACGTGTCTGACGGTGCGCAATATGCGGACGTTGGTTTTAAGGCGAGTATCGAAATTCCAAAAGTGCCGCTTAAAACAGTATTAGAGAATGTAAAGACGTGCCGTGATTTCTATCTCCTCAAAAGCATTAACATAGAAGAACTAACATCGGGAGTTAGAAAGAAGATAGATATTGATGAGTACTTCCTTAAGGCTCTTGTGAATCGACAGACGATGACAGACGATTACGACAGCCACGATAGACTTACTGCAAAATATTCGTTTGTGTACAACCAACGCTTAAACCTCACAGGACTTTCAAAGACGCTGTTTAGTGGCTTTAATCCATCGGCTGTAAATACGGCTGTAAACTCTGACGGCATAGAAGCTGCAGAACAGAAGATGAGCAAGGTGCGTGCGTATGTATACGTTAAACAAGGTGGGCGCAACATAGTGGTTGAAAGCGACACAAAGGATATATTCTGTAATGTGCCTATCTATTACTTCTATTATCCAAACGCAAATGCCTATAAGGCTATCATTCGCATACAGGGGGACTGGGAATTTGGCGAATGGAATGCAAGCAAGGAACGATACTTCGAGTTGCCGCTCGAAAGCCATATCGGTCTTAATGGTGCATTTTGGTTTGGTAATTTTAGACGGCTGGGCGATATGAAAGAGTTAGATACAGAAGCCTTTAATGGCGTTAATATTCCTATCGTATCAACAAGTGCCAATAGAACTGTAAATATAGCTAACAAGATATACACTTCAAAGGTGAACAACCCCTTTGTATTTCCTATTTTAGGCATTACCACAGTCGGTGTTGGTGAAGTATATGGTATCTCCACTGCTGCAAAGGCTCTTTCAGAAGGTCAGTTTGGACAGTTTCCATTGTATGCTTTCACATCTGATGGCGTGTGGGCTTTGGAAGTTATGTCCAATGGTGCTTATTCGGCACGCCAGCCCATTACAAGGGACGTGTGTGTGGATAATGATAGCATAACACAAGTAGATAGTGCTGTGCTGTTTGCAACGACACGAGGAGTTATGATGTTGTCGGGTTCTCAAAGTACCTGCATTACAGAAGTATTAGAGAGCGAAGATGCGTTTAATATGGGTTCTTTGCGCTTTGGATCTGAAATTATAAAGTTGGCAGGTCTGTTAGATAAACACTTTGATTATATACCTTTTAAACAGTACATACAAGATAGTGGAATGGTGTTCGATTACACACATCAACGTATTGTGCTGTACAATCCCACAAAGGCGTATGCGTATGTATATTCGCTCCGTACGAAGATGTGGGGTATGATGACGAGTTCTATTACTCACGGTGTTAATTCATACCCACAGGCATTGACTATGTGTAGCGATGGTAGCTTAATAGACCTTTCAGAATATGAGAATAGGAACGATGCAAAATTTCTATTTGTTACACGTCCGCTAAAATTTGGTGTGCCTGACGTATTAAAGACTGTTGAGAGTATCATTCAGCGTGGACACTTTAATGATGGTAGCGTTAAAATGGTGCTGTACGGTTCTGTAGACCTTAACAGCTGGAATATAGTGTGGTCCTCTGAAAATCACTATCTGCGTGGCTTTAGTGGGTCGCCTTACAAATACTTTCGCATTGTAGGCTTTGGCAGCCTTACAACGTCGCAAAGTTTGAGCAATGCAAGTGTATCGTTGCGTGGCAGGTTTAATAATCAGTTGCGTTAATGAATAACTAATGATTAAAAGGTATTATAATTAAGTTTGCAGGTATGATAACAAATATTGAATTAGATATAAAGAGGAAAGACGTTTACAACGAAGTGGCGAGGATTAGTGGCTACGTTGGCGCAAAGAGCTTTAAAGAGCAGGACGGACAAGCGGATACTTATACTCGCATAGCTATTACGGATAGTGATAATGAACTATTGGATAGGTATTGGGAGGACTGTTGTGGAAAGGTGGCTGGCGAGTTGCAACGCTTTATAAAGGATATTGTGTCAAACGATAAAAGTAACGATGCCACATTTATAATACAGCCTTTGAGCGATGTAGCACAAAGGAAGACAGTATTGCAAAAGGATTTGTTTAGTTGTTTTGTGAATTTCATTCTGTGCAAGTGGTTTGAATTGACAGACAAGGAACGTTGCGAATATTACTTTGCAAACTACAATGACTTTATAAAGGGCATAAGACGCAAGCTGTGTATGAAGTTTGCACCTACAAAAGCTAATTTTGAATAACAAAGAATATGGCAAAGACAGAAATTAAAATTACAATAAAGATTGGCGAGCTGTTCTACGACATAGCCACAAAGACATATCTTGCAAATCGTACGGCTATGAGTGGAGACAAGTATGAGGAAGCAGCCGATGCAATCACAGATAGTTCGGAGGAATGTGAGAACGAACTGTATAGAAGCATACAGAGTGCTATTGCAAAGCTACGCACTCATTTAGGCAAGTATATATATAACTATGAGGAAGTGGAGGAAATAAACAACAGTCTTAAGAACGATGTTAAGCGTTCTATAGACAAAGGATATGTATTTGTTTTTAGTATGCCATATAACTTTAGTGTGTCTTCTATAGACTTCATTTCAGCTGGTTTGCACGACTATATTGTGAATTATGCTATTGGCAATTGGTATCTAAAGACGAATGCAGACGAAGCAAATGCCTATTACAAGATGGCGGAGGGTCTGTTGCCACAGATTTACGAGGCTATGAGCAAACGCACTCGCCATAGACGTGGCACAAGGTTTTAATATAAAGGAGGTTAATATATGGAATTAAAATGTGATGGTGGGTATTGTCAGTTTACAAAGTTGGCAAGCGACAGAGAACAGTTACAAGTAAGTCTACTGTTTAAGCGTGATGAACTGTTGCACGACATTAGTAACAATAGCTGGGTCCAAAGCGAAGTATCCGCTTCGGACAATATAAATGCAAAGCAAGAGCTTAAGGATATTGTACAAGACGAAAACTTGGATAGGGTATTACGTGTTCTGCGATTGGCTCATCAGGAATGTATACAGCTGCTGTATGCTTATACGCACACGGATATTGTAGGTGGTGAGCATTTGGACGATGCATTTGCAGACCCTAAGAACTACATTATAGATATGAAAGTGCCTACAACGTTCTCTCACACGTCTTTAGAATATTTGGTTCATCTTATACACGAATATTTGGTTTGTAGCGTGCTAAGTGATTGGATAGGTATTACAATGCCTGAATACAAAGTATTGTGGGCGCAAAGATTAGAAGATATGACAGATAAGATTACGGCTACTATAAACAGGCGGAGTGGACGTGTGAGGCGTTCGCAAAGTCCTTTTTAATTGTATATATTACAATAAATAGGGGTATTCAATTACGAATACCCCATTTACATTACAACACCTTATTCTCTCCCTCGTAGAACTCTACTGATGGATAGCCTTTGGCAAGTATCTTCTGCTTTAACTCTTCGTTTACTGTGCCAACCACATTCCTAAATATAAGATTTGGCTTATGCTCGTCTTGCGATACATCGGGTAGTATCTTTTCAGCAACGAAGTTAATATTTGTTCCGCGCGTGCCCTTTGTGTCTGTATATCCCACATCAAATGTATCAACCATACTGCCACCAATTCCTGCAAGCATATACCAACCACCGTCTATACCCTTTCCGTATGAATATGGGGATATTTTAATAGTAACTTTTTTTGCTTTAGTGGAATTAAATATATAATTTGTCGCAAGGTAATCAATTACTTTGTCTCTATTTTTGTCTATATTTAACAGAAAATCAGAATCAAATAAGTCGGAGTATTGCATTCCTGCGCTATGCACTATTGTAATATTCCTAAATGTTGATCCTGCAAAGAGACTTTCTATATTTAAAAGGTCATTATCGATATTTATATACAAATCATAATTAGGGGCGTTGATACCACTGTACAAAGACTTTAAATCTCTGTCCTTAAAAGACCTCACCATTATATACTCCAAAGCTAATTGCATTTTCTTATTAAAGTCTGGGTCTGTTTCATTTGCTCCTCTCATATAATCACTCTGAAAAGTTGTCGTCAAACTACCTATATCTCTTATGTTCTTTAAAAAGTAATCCAAAATCAAAGGATATGAAGGGTCTGCGCTTGTGTCTATCCCTGCCACCCACGCTGCTGCTTTCTTCTGTAGGTCGGTGTAGTGGTCGGTTTCTTTCTCAACTATTTTTTCTACCACTTTCTCCACTACACGAGGCTCGGGTAATTGCAATTGCAGCGCATCGCCATTGTCCTCCACAAGTTCTATATTGGTTGTGGTGGTTAGGTTCTCTTGACGTATACCATCTTCGGTGTAGTCGGCATCGGGGTGATTTATGACGGCTGACACAATCAACCTGCCTTTGGCAAGTCCGTGATTATCGAAGAACATAATCAGCCGCTCTCCGTCTCGCTTGCAATGGCTATACACGCCTGCTTTGCGCTCTGCTTTGTACACAGTGAAGCCTCCCTCTGTCTTTGCCGTTAGCGTAAAATCGGCATCAGGAAAGTTCTCTGCTACGCCATTTCTAACTACTTTCACTTCGAGAGGAAAGTCGCTCTTGTAATTGATGCGAACAACACCGTCTTGGTGTTCTCCGCTTTGTCCTAATAGTACTGTTTCCATTGTGTTTGTGTGTTAAAAGCAGCTGTGCCTATTCTCTCGAACCAACAGCAGCCTGAAATAAAACAATAAATAAATATACAAAATAAAATTATGAAAGTAAAAGTCCTAACATAGTGCCTACAATACCGCCTGTTAGCCATAGCACGATGCGTGTCCACTGCCAACGTGCGCCCTCTTTAATGAGTAGACGAAACGCTTCTACCATAAAGCTGACAACGCTCACTACTATTAGAGAATAGGCGCATACATTAAGTACAGGTACATCGGTCTTTGCAGAACCAATAGTAACAAAGAACGACACAAGTAAGCCCACAAGGCTTAATAATAAATTAATACTGCTTAATGTTTTCATTTTTATTTTCTTCTTTTTTTTATTATGAAACTATAAAATATCTGCTTTATCGCTATCTGCCTTTCCGTTGGTACTCTTTAAATACTCGTTCAGGAAAGGTATCTTTTCCACTGCTTTAAGCGTTAGAACATAATAGAGAAAGCCTGCAACTTTCCACATTATGGTGCCTTGTACCATCATGAGTTTCCAATTACGCACTATGTTGGTTCCGTAAAACCAAATTGCCACCCAACATAACAGCTTAGCTACTCCTCGTGCCTCTTCCTTTGAACCCATAAGGTTACCTGTGGCAAATACGCACAGTATTATAAATACAAATACAGCGCAATGCACGAAGAAGACAAAGGCTTTCTTATGCTCCCATTCTTCCCCGTTAAGCTGCCCAGCTATAACACCGAATACGAAATTAACAAGGAAGACAATTGACATAGCATACATTATGTCTCTAATAGGGAAAAAGAATGTCAATAAGCCCCCTAATACTGAACAAATTATATATTTGAATTGCTCTAAATAGTTCATCATCTCCTCCTTTCTTTATAGCAAAGCATCTATTTCGCTTTCAGTGATACGTGTAAAATTGTTTACTTCGTTCTTTACGCTGTTAGCGAGGTTTTTAGCATCTGTACCCTCCTGCTTCGCTGCATCAATTAGCTTTTGTGTTTCCTCTCCACAATATGGCTTCCACGCTGTCCACGTGTTCTTTGCGCCTAATGGGTTGCCGTCTTTTAATATGTAATGACGAATATAGCGTTGTGCGCCTTGCGCATCTTTAAAGCGAAAGCTTTTAGTGCCATCTAATACGCATCGTGTTTCAGCTATCTGCGTAATAGCAAGCATACCATTGTCTGTGAACTGTTCTAATGTTCCAACCGCATACGTCTTGTTTTCTCCGTTTGTGTAGGTAAGCGTATAGCGAATAACAGCTTGCATACCTGCGAGCTTCTTAACGGCTTCTAAGCCTGTGCCTGGTGAATTGTCTAAATTCTCAATATCAAGAGTTGGAAGCATTCTGTAGTCGTTCTTATACAGCTTATTTAAGGCTGCATTAAGTGTATCGCTTTCGTCAAGCTCGTTAAATACGTTATCTGCATCAAGCGATGGAATATAGCCAGTGAGTGCTGTTACTACATTTGTGCCGTGATTTTCAGGAGCAAACTTGCTTGGCTTGTTCTTCACTTTCGCCCAATCGACACTTTCGGCAACCTCTGCAACAGAAGCCGTGCCTGCCACGTAAGGCTCGTAGCCTGCTTCGCTGTTGAGCTTGGTATCGTCCTTTACGAAGTACATCTTGCCGTTTAATGTTACTTTCACGGTGTCGCCATTCTGCACTTGGTCTGCTGTAAGTGCGAAACGTGCTGTGTCGTTTGCTACAACCATACAACGTTCCATTGCTGCACGTGGAATGTTGGCGAGTGGAATTTGTGTAGTTCCCCACTGAATGCCTGATGCTGCCACTCGTTCGGCTACTTCTGCGTGTCCCACTCGAACAGAACCTGCTTTAATCTTGCTGTTGTAATGTTTGAGACCCTCTAAGTCTAAAAATTTTTTCTCTGCCATATAACTAAACTGTTTTATTGATTATGATTTATCCAATTTTCTCCTTTACTACATAAAGCGTTTTGCCATACAGCTGACCATTCTGATATTGTGTTCCATAGCCATATAGACGAAACAGATAGGCTGAATTTGGTTGTAATGGTGTTGCGTCTCTCTTAACGTCTAAGTACCAGCTGAAATTGATGTTGGCTGTATTCGCTCCTGTTACAACTATAAATTCAAATGCCTTTCGACTGTTGTCAGAGATAAGCTTCTGCTTAACGTTTATCCACCACGCCTGTCCTGCAGGATAGGTAAATTGTGAATTGTCAAGTATCGCAAGTTCGTTGCTGTCAAGCTCTGCTAAGAAGTTTTTGTTTGTTACAACTCGTTGCGTCTGCGCAAGGTTTTCTTTCATCTTGCGTGCGAAGTGCTTTAACCCTGCGATATCTAAGAAATGTCTTTCTGCCATAGTATTTGTTTTATTCGTTTACTATATTGTTTATCTCTTCCTCTGTGATGCGTGTTGCATCTTCTATAATCTCTGTTTTGCTCCCACCTATAATAGGTAGCATTTTAGAGCCATTCCACGTACACGCATTTCCATAAATGCGATGATAGAATAGTATGCCCACAGTTGGCTTGCGTCCATCGTGCGCAAGTTCTCCATAATCGTCAGCACCTTTCCAGTTAGTGTAATAGGTGTCTCCTTTTTGGTATACAAACACGTTCTTAACTCTGTCCCACATAACGCCTTTTTTGTTTTCGGGAGTGAGATTTAAGCCGTTAGGCGTGTTGCTGTCTTCTGTGTCATCGGCTGCTGATAGCGAAACGGCTTGCACATCATCTACATATCCATCGAAAGGTAATGCGCTAACGTGTTGTTTTGTCTGTTCTAAATTATCTTCTGTTGTTAGTTGTTTCCAATCGTTTTCATTCTTTGACCTGTCGGTGGTTGTGCATACATAGTATACACGCTTTTTTGTTTCTGCACTTAAGAAACTAATCATCATACAACGTTTGAACTCAACTCTGTTATCATCTGTAACAGTCTCCACAACCTCACGCAATGTACATAATTGACCATTTGGCGATGCGTTGTATATTTCAAACATCATATCAAGACGTTCGTTAAGACGCACAAGTGTATCGTCTTTACATTGTCGCCATAGCGTCCATTGATACTTCTTTATACCGCTATAGTCTTGCCGTAAACCATAGTTGCGCCAATAGCGTATAGGTTCTGAATATACGTGTCCGCCACCGACCTTTGTGCCATTTACCAAAAGACGTGTTTCTATTACCTCTGTGAGGACTTGTCGGACTTGGTCGGCATAGATATGAAGTACACCTACATTTATGCCATTATCAACTATAGAAAGAACCGTATGTTGGTTTTTCTCTTTAACAAAAGCAATAGCTTGTTCGGGTGTCGTTGGAAATTCATTTAGCGTCTTTAGCGACATAGTGGCTGGTGTGCCTTGTCCACTGCTGCCACCTGGTGTATCGGGATTATCGAAACTGAACCCTTTTACACGTAATATGCCACCTACAATTAAATCGTTCTCAACGGCAAGGTCTCCATCAAAGGTATTTGTAGTTCGTCCGCCTGTTGGTGTAGTGTCGCCCTTGCTTTGCCATATACGCTCCCATCTGTTCCAAACGTATTCTATGCCGTCTATGAATAGGTAGTCGCCCTCCTTACCACCATCGGGGTATCTACTATATACCTCTAAGATGTTTGCGAAATTGCCAAGATTGTTTTTCTCTTTAATTTTGTTGGCTGGTACAGTAACAGTAGGCTTCTCTTTCGTCCATTCTAATGATAACGGATTCCAATAGTAATTGCTATCGCCCACAATTACATAGTCGCCTTGTATGCCACCTAATGGGTGCGCTACGTGTACGGCTTCTAAACTTTGGTATGTTCCTAAAAGGTTGTCAGTCATAATATTATATTAATGTTTCAGTTCGGACAAGTCCATATAAATAGAATACATTAGTTTTGCTTGTTCTACTTCGGACAAAGAGGAAAGAACAAGATAGGCACAGTAGTATATCACAGCCTTTTCGAGTTTTTCGGATATACCGATATGCTCGTCTTCTATACGTGGTATAGGAATGTAGCGTGCCACCTTTACGGCTACATCGTTAGACGTGCACGAATAAAATTCCAATATCAAACCAATAGGGTGTTGTACAATAGCTACAACAGGGCGTTGCGGATTGCCACCTATTCCTGCAAAACGGCTGTTCTGCTGTTTGTATTCGGGGTCTGCATCTGTGATAGCTTCTGTTACGGGATAGCTCCAATCAGCCATTTGGAATGTTAGTAATCGCAAAAAGTCTTCGGGTAGTTGAGTAAAACCCCAATGCTTTGTCTTTGACGAACTCCACGCTACAGCTGTACCTATACTCTTGCCGCTATCTAACAAATGGCGTGGAGCATTTACAGTTACTGCACGTGCTGCATCTTCTAACTTGCTCTCTATAAGAGTGTCTATGCTCAATGTGTCTACGTCTGTTAAACCAGCAAGAGGTGCGCTGCTATTGTTTCTATCAATAACAGTTCGCACCTCGTTTACTAAATCTGCAACTTTGTATATCATTGCAATACAAGTAATTAAAGTCCTACAAAACGAATACCCTTTGTTTCTGCAAAGGCTTTTGCTGTTACCTTGCTGCGGAGCTGCTGTTTCTTTGCATCGTCAAAGTTCGATACTAAATAGTCTACTGCTTCTTCTAAGCTGCTCACTTCGACTTCTGTTAAGTTGTCTTCTGCTGCTACTTCTGTGTCAGTAGGGGTTATCTCTGTATCCTCTGCTATTACTTCATTTGGCTCTTCGATGTCCATTTCGCTAACAAGGATTATTCGTCCTTGTTTAAAGTGTCCGCTATTCTCTATTGCGAACTGTACTATTTCGTTGCGAGTGGTGAAAGTGGCAGGACGAATGCCTGTGCCTGATGCAAGTCCGCCCTCAAAATCAATATTCATAATTCGACCTGCAACGTTTAATAGAATACTCCATTCTATCATTCCATATACGCCATACGTTTTTTGTGTCATACACTAAAAAAGTTTAAGGGGAGGCGAGCTTATCTCAACCTCCCCTTTGGTTACTAACATTTAAAAAATTATCACATTATGAAAATACACTAATTTACAAGTCTAATTCACCCTCGTACTTCTCCCAAGAGCCAGTACCGCCTGCAGATTTGTAAATCCAAGTTTCACCCTTATGCGCTTTAGCATTGATGCCTGGACAATCTACAAGTAGATAGTAAACTTTGCCGTCTACCAAGTCTGCGCCTGTTGGTGCTTGATTGGTTTTCCAAACTGTATAGCTTGTTGCACCAGCTGCTTTTGGTGTACCCTCACCGTTGATGAAGATGTGGCAAGCACCTTTGAGAGCGAGTGCGTCCCATACTATGAGTGTCTCACGTTTTGCTTCGTGTTCTTCTACATTTTCTGTATCGGTGTGTTCGGCACTGCGAACATAGTGTACAAGACGGTCAATTCCTAAGATTGCAGCACTGTTGCTGTAGCCAATTCTGTCGAGCGTTGGCTCGTGTTTAAAATCAAAGTCGCCAAATACAGTGTGGAAACGTGTAATGCTCCAACCTAAGTTATTGGTTTCGACTTTAATTTGCACTTCGGGGTGCTTTGAGAAGTCTATGCATTGAATATTCTCTAAGAAATTCTTACCGCACAAACAGATTGCGCCCTTTGGTACATCTGCGCCTGTATAGAAGAGTTTGCCAAGACCTACAAAGTCTTCGTACTCCCACTTTCCAATGTGCTCCATTTCACGTTTAAAGCTCCAACGAATACCAGTCATAAAATACACCATCTGTGTACCTGTCCTATCGTCCTTAACTGGCATTTTGCCACCACGACCAATCCACAAAGAACGGTTGGTTGCGTGCTTAAACTTACGAATAGAGTATTCGGCAAGCAACGCATTTGTAAATGGAATACGCTTCTTTTGACTATCGAAGTAGTCAGAAACTACACGTGTCATTCCTCGCTTCTGTAGAGTAACAAGTGTTGGCACAGGGACGAATGTGTCGGGAGGCACAACCTTTTGTGTTTCGTGTAGTGCTGTTGCAAGGATATCAATCTTTGCACCCTTTGGTATTGCTGGTGTTTGACAATACTCGTTGGTAGGACTTTGGCGTGGACCGTTTACACAACGGACGATAGGGTTGTCGCTGGCATCTCTACCTGTTACGTAAAGTTGCAAGTCAGAACCTGCGTCTTCCTTTGAGCCATCTTCTGTGTATCCATTTACGCCCCTTACTCTCAATGTTGAGTAGGTTTGAACATAACTCTTATCCTCTTCTGAAAGAGTAAGAGCGAAAGAAGCTGCTGTTCCTTTTGCTACTGCTGCAGTGGTGGTAATTGTTGAAACTTCCTCGTCCATTTGGTAGTGCTGCACTCTTGGTGAATTTACGTCCACTTTCTTTGCAGCGAGCATAAGTGAACAAAGTGGGGTGTCATCGCTTTCGAACTTGGCAAGTTCGGCATCGACGTCTACCTCCATAAGTTCGCCAGGTCCAACGCCACCTGTTGCGGCT